CTGAAGGTTGCGTAAATTCGGGCGGGAGTAGGGGGCGTCTTGGATGTTGCTTGCGGCTGGGGGCGGTGCACCCCCGGTGGACTGCCGCAGCGCATCTGTCGCGCTCGTCTCGGAACCCTGGGAGTTGAAAAACTCAGTCGGCAATCCAAGCCTGTGCGCCAAAGAGCGCGCCGCACGCTCCCCAAACTGTTGGCTCGGGTCAAAAAGCTGACTTACACGCCCCTTTGTGTAGCCACTTTTCCGAATCAACGCCTCGCGGTCTCCGTTGCACGGTGATCCCGAAAACCATGCTTCAAAAAGTGCCCTGCGCGCCGCGTCATTCATTTAGCCAATCCTAAACAAAAACGGTTTAGAAAGGTCTTGACGATTGGGTTTAGAGTGTTCTAAACTATCGCCATGAACATCACTGACTGGCTTGAAGCCGAAAAGGGCCGCTCCGCTGCGCTGGCCGCCCACTTTGGGAAGACTCCCGCAGCCATATCGCAGTGGAAGACCAATGGGGTGCCGCTGGCGCTCATGAAGCCTGTGCGCGAGTTTACGGGTGGGCTGGTGACGCTCGAAGAGATGGTGCCAGGTTGCGAGCTGGCCGAGCAAGCCACCGCAAAGCAGGAGGCCTGAGATGGCCAAGCGGATCACTTCCAGCGCTGACGGCGCGCCAGAAACAGGTCTTGGCGCAAAGCAAGACGCAACGTGCCGTAGTGGATTTCCAGCCACCAGTAGCCCAGCGCAATCAGCACCCCGCAAACGCGCTGAGCCAGGTGCCAACCAGACGGCGGCAACCCTATGAGCACATTGATCACCAGAGACAGTGCGAGCAGCACACCAAGTGGCCANGACCTCAAGGCGGCCACCCGCCGAAATTGCCTCAGTCGGTACGCACCGCTGAGCCTGGACGTGATGCAGGTCGGCGTTATTTTGGTCGGCAGCTTCATGGTTTACGTCCCCGGGCTTTTGATCTGCGCGGCATTGAGTTTTGCCATTTTTGTATTGAGGGTGCTTGCGCATAGAGCAGCACAAAAGGGGGTTGCCCATGAATAACCGCATCAAAGCCCTGCAGTTGGCACAAGGCCTGTCTGGGGTGTTTTCTGTCGATTCGCTTCTGCAAGGCACCGAGGCCTTCGCTGCATTCCTCGCGTCTGCCGATGGGACGGATGAAGCCAAAGACGCAGCGCTTGGCGCGGCGGTACTGGTGGCAATGCGCAGCGCAGACCCCGGCCAGACGTGGGCGTCGGTGGTGCGCGATGCGGTCCGCGTGCTGGGCTGCCTTACGGCGCCCGCTTCTTCAGCTCCTCCAGCTCCCGGTGCATCCGCTGGACTTCGCCCTGAAGTTCCGTGATGGCCGCGTCCACGGCGCTGGTGAATTGCTCCAGTCGCATTTTCAGGAAGCCGTCGGCTGGCGTTGTGTTTAGTCGCTGGCTCGCCAGTGCGTTCAGTTCTTTTGCCGCTTTCGCAATCGTCAACGTTTTCATGGGTCGGTCCTTTTCGGTTGGGTTGCGTGAGAGCACCCAATGTACCGAGTTGGACCGGCCCGCCCATAAAGAGGTGGCCCATGCGTAGCACCACAACAAACCGCCTGGCGTGCTGCAAGCGGGTTGGCTCGGGCGTTTGCACGCCCGCTGGCGAACTTGATTTCGTGAACGCGCAGCTGAAGAGCTTGGGCGTGTGCATCAACCCGGATGGAAGCCTATCCCGTGTTGATCGCCAGGGTCTTCCAGTGCCCAGCAAATCCACTCCCCGCGAATCCAAAGCGTTGTGCGCTTGCCCGCCACCCGCGCCGCCTGCGGCGCTGCCTCCTGCGGTGGGCTTCTGGGCTCCAGCACAACCCGAACCAAGCCTACAGCCGTCATTTCCACCGATGTGCACAGAAGCCGGAAGGGGTTTGTCGTGACGCAGTACGACTCCAGGTCTTCGCTGGCCGATTTGTTGAGCGTCAGCAGTATTTTTTTCATGGGTCGGTCCTTTTCGGGGTGGTTGAGTAGAGACCTCCACTCTACCGGTCTGGACCGGCCCGCCCATTTCGCCGCTGCTGCGGCAATTCAAAGAGTTTGACCCATGGCCCCGCTTCACATAGGCAAGTGCTCGGACGAGGTGAAGACCACCGTTCCACCCGAGTTCCACGACTTCATTGCGGAGAAGGCGCGCGAGCTGCGTTGCACCCCCGCCGAGCTGGTTCGGGATGCTTTGTTCTTGGCCTTCACCGGCGCAACGTACTCGTGTCATGTAGCCAAGGATCGCAGAGGCGCACCTGGATTGGAAGGCCGAACACTGGCCGAAAAGGAGGCGAACCAATGAGCACTTTTGTGTGCACTACCGCACAGACAAAAGGGAACCCCGCAAGCGCCCAGCCGATGCCAGGCCTGAGTAAGCGGGCGCAGAAGCTACTGGCACCGGTGCGCACGCACTTCTGCACGCCGATTGAGCCGGCGGGCGCCGGGCTAAGGCGTGAAGTGATGCGGAAAGCGAGTATCTGATGGCTGGCGATTGGATCAAGATGCGCGGCAACCTGTGGGATGACCCGCGGATTGGCCGTTTGGTCGACATGACAGACACCAGCGAAGCCGCAGTGATTGGCGGCTTGTACTGGTTGTGGGCTGCTGCCGACCAACACACGGAGGATGGTTTGATGCCTGGGCTTTCACTGCGCCAGATCGACCGCAAGACCGGCATCAAAGGCCTTGGGCAAGCACTTGTGGACATTGGGTGGATTGCCGATCACGCAGACGCAATCAGCATCATCAAATTTGAAGAACACAACGGCACCAGCGCAAAGAAACGCTGCCAAACCGCTAAACGTGTGTCCTCTTATCGCTCTGGTAACGCTGATGTAACGCAGCCAGCGTTACAAGAAAGTGATGCAAGCGTTAGTGATGCGTTAGCTAGAGAAAGAGAAGAGAAAGATATCTCTCCTTCACTACGTTCAGGAGAGAGCGCAGAAACTGCGCCCACCCCATCGGCTGAAAAGCAAAACAAAGCCAAAACGCTGACGGCCTACCTCGAAGGCTGCAAAGCCGCGAAGACCAAGCCGATCCCCGATGGCCACAGCCTGCGGGCTTGGGCGACAGAGGCGGGCATCACCGCCGAGATGCTGCAAATTGCCTGGGTGCAGTTCCGAGAGCGGTACACCGAGGCCGAAAAAGGCAAGGGCAAGCGGTACAAGGATTGGCCCGGCCACTTCGCCACGGCGATCAAAAACAACTGGTTCAAGCTCTGGTTTTTGGGCGACAGCGGCATGCAGTGGTCGTCCACCGGCCTGACGCACAAGACCGTGCTGGACGCCCGGATGGCGCAGAAGGAGGTCGAGCATGCTTGACCATGAAACCACCGAGGCGGTCGGCATGCTGCCGTGGTCCATCGAAGCCGAGTCGAGCGTGATCGGCGCGCTGCTGATGAACAACGACGCTTGGGACCGTGTGGCCGACATCCTGACCGGGGCCGACTTCTACCGGGGTGAGCACCGCACGATTTTCAACGCCATCGGCGCACTGGTGAACGCGAACAAGCCAGCCGACGTGGTGACGGTTTTTGAGTCGCTGCAAGGTGACGGCAAGGACGACGAGGCGGGCGGCCTGACCTACATCAACGAGCTGGCGCAGTACGTGATGAGTGCTGCGAACGTGCGCCGCTACGCCGAAATCGTGGCCGAGCGCGCCATGATGCGCCGCCTGCTGGGTGCGGCCGACAAGGCCCGCGAGATTGCCACCGAAACCGGCTTGAGCGCCACCGAGCGGCTGGACCGCTGCCAGAACGAGTTTCAGCAGCTGGCCAGCGTACGGGGCAAGAAGGAGCCGCGCCCGGTGATCGAGTTCGCCATGGCAATGATTGACCGCATCCAGGCGCTGGCCGACGGCGAGACGCAGCCGGGTATTCGCACTCGCCTTCCGACCTTGGACCGGATGCTGGGCGGCGGGCTGAAGGTGGGCAAGCAAGTCGTGATTGCGGCCCGCCCATCGGTCGGCAAGTCTGCGCTGGCGATGGAGTTCGCTTACGCCGTGGCGGAGCAGGGCCACCCTGCCGGGTTCTTGTCGCAGGAGATGGAGGGCTTTGAGCTGGTGGACCGCCTGAGCGCGCGCATGGGCTTGATCGAGATGGACAACCTGGCCACCGGCAAGTTGACCAACGGCGAGTGGACGGCCTTGACGGACGTGGTGGAGCGCCTGAACGGGCTGCAGCTCTACATCGACGACCAGGCCGGTTTGTCGCTGGGCGAGATCCAAGCCAAGGCCCGCAAGCTCAAGCGCGAGCACGGAATCATGCTGCTGGTGCTGGACTACCTGCAGCTGTGCACCCCCAGCGACAGCAAGGCCAGCCGGCACCACCAGATCGAGGAAATCAGCCGCGGGCTGAAGGTGATGGCCAAGCAGTTGGGCATGACCACCGTGATCTTGTCGCAGCTCAACCGCGAAGTCGAAAAGCGCGTTGGGGGCCGCCCGACGCTTGCTGACCTGAAGGAATCCGGAGCCATCGAGGAAGACGCCGACGTGGTGATCTTGCTGAGTGTGGACGGCACCCGCGACAACGGCGACGTGATCGTGCACGCCGAAGTGGCCAAGAACCGGGGCGGGAAAAAAGGCTTCGTGAAGCTGGCTTTTTCAGGCCGGCACCAGCGGTTTGTCGAAACGGTCGCGGACGCCCGCGAGTTCCAGGGCGGCAACGCAAAGCCGCGCCGCTCTTATTCCGAGGACTTTTGACATGGCCCTGCTGACAACAACCATCAATGTCGCGGCGGAGCGTGCCAAGCTGCGCCGCCTGCGCAACGAGATCAATGCCGATGCCCAAGCCCGACTCGCCTACGAGCGCCGCTACACCGCCCGAGGCTATCGACGTGCACAAGTCGCAGAACTGCCCGTCGTGCCAAGCCCACGCCACGAACCCGCTGTCCGGCAGGGTGCAGATGACGTGCCCGCACTGCTGCGCCAGGCTGGTGGCCAAGACGCGGCCCAGCAGGGAGCAGGCCAAGGCCATGCTGGCGGCGATTGCATGGCACCGGGGAAGCCCGCCGCGGGCGCTGGTGCTGGAGCTGGTGGACAAACAGCCGAGGGGGTGAACGCATGAGCACCACCCAACCCACCGGCACCGAAGCAAAGGTGTGCGAGCTGATCGCCAAGCGCCAGGCCATGGGCATTGCGAAATACGGCACGACCGTGGCCAGCAACCCGCTGGCGCTGCGCGAATGGCTGCAGCACCAGCTGGAAGAGCTGCTTGACGCCGCCGTTTACGTTCAGCGCGCCATTGACGAGCTGGACAAGCAAGGCGGTGCGCAATGACCGTTCTCGGTATCGACCCCGGAAAACACACCGGCGTGGCAATTTTCCGCAACGGCGCNCTGACCGAGTTGCGCNCCACAGATCCCAATGGAGTGGCCGCGCTGCTGGACGAGATCCAGCCNGACCGGGTGGTGTTTGAAGACAGCCGCCTGACACGCGCAACGTGGAGNCGNGGNGTTTCGCCGGCCGCAATGCGCAAGATCGCCCGCAACGTTGGGCAGATCGACGCCTGGTGCTCGCAGCTGGTGGACCTGTGTGCGGTGCGCGGCATCGTTGCCCACGGCATCAGCCCGAAAAACAAGGGTGCGAAGCTGTCCGCTGTGCAGTTCATGAAGCTGACGGGTTACGCCGGACGCACGAATCAGCACCAGCGGGATGCGGCCATGGTCGCCTGGCCATACCGGGGTGCGCGATGAAACTCACATGCGCCCTGTGCGGCCACCGCATGCGTCAGGCCGCCGTGCTGATCGGCGCGCTGCCGGTCGGCCCAACCTGCGCCCGCCGCGCTGGCCTGATCGAGTTGGGCCGCAAGAAATCCGGCTTTGTCTCGCTGGTGCGTGGCCGCCAGGTGGCGCCCGAGCGCGATTGCGACACGCTGGATCTGTTTGCGGAGGTTGAGGCATGAAAAAGCCAGAAACCCGCGTTACGCAAATCGTTGTGTGCCCGCCCGGACAGCCGCTGTTCAGCGAGATGGCCACGACCGTGCGGATTCAAGACGAAGCCGCTGGCGAGTTCGTCGAGATGGAGCAGCACGGCGGCCCCGGACTCGGCAAGGTGCAGATCAACCCCGAGGAATGGCCGGCGCTGCGTTCTGCCATCAATCGGCTGATGCGTCAGTGCAGGGATGTGCCATGAGCGAAAGCCTGACCATCCGACTGAGCGACCGCCAGCAAGCCTGGGCCGCCATCAAGGGCCAGCTCTACCCATTCCTGGCCGCCGTGCTCCAAGGCGGGCACCAGTGGGTTCTCACGCTCAAGCCCGAGACACGCACGCAAGCGCAGAACCGCTTGATGTGGCCAATCCTGACCGAGTTCAGCCGCCAACTGCAATGGCCGGTGAATGGCCAGATGGTGACGATGGAGCCGGACGACTGGAAGGATGTGCTGAGTGCCGCCTTTTATGGCGAAACCGTCCGGGTGGCCATGGCCCTGAATGGTGGCGTGGTGATGCTGGGCCGGCGCACCAGCAAGTTCACCAAGACGCAGTTCAGCGATTGGATTGAGTTTTTGTATGCGACTGCAGCAGACAGGGGCGTGAAGTTGCCCGCGTGGCGCGAAGGGGAGGCCGCATGACCTTCGCCCGCAAGCACACCCCCCGCGAGCGGGTCTACCCGACCGCCATCCCTGAGCACCTGCGCCGCACCGCTGTGATGTGCACCAGTGCAGCCAATGAGCCAATCCCCAAGGCTGAGCCGGTGCGCTCGGAGCCATACCGGCGCCTCGTGGCCTCGATGGATTGCATTCACTGTGGCAAGCAAGGCCGCAGCCAGCACGCGCACACCAACGAGGGCAAGGGCAAGTCACTGAAAAACGATGACCGTGACGCCATGCCCTTGTGCGCCGACGAGCCGGGCCTGCAGGGGTGCCACGCCGCATTTGACCAATACATCTTGCTGGACGGTGGCCGCGCCGCCCACGTGGAGCAGGGCCGAACCTGGGCAGCGCTGACCCGCGAAGCCATCGAAACCGCTGGCCTTTGGCCGCAGAACTTACCGAAGTGGACCAAATGACCAAGCCCTACGGCTGCCACAACAGAGCGCCTTGCGCCCCCGCGTACTTCGCCACCGGCGGCACCACCCCCATTCCCCACGTCTTCACCACCGCCTGCCAATTCACAAAAACCGAACTTGGCAAGACCGACCCAGGCTGCACCAACTGCAAACACAAGGAGCCCACGAAGTGACAAAGCCAGCACGCAAGCCCAACCTGCCACCGCGCAGCGACTCGGTGACGATCATCACCCGCGCGCAGCCGCGCAACCAGAACATCAGCCCAGACCGCCTGNTGCTGGAGANGGCGCTGATTGAGGCAACCGAGCCCATGCNCGGCGAAGCTCTCGCCAAAATCACACAGCTGACGGAGAAGCGTGTGCGCCAGCTGCTTCAAAGCCTGCGCCAAGACGGCTTTGCTGCCAATGTCAGTGGCACGAACGATCCGCGCTGGAGGGCTTGCTGCCACTCCGCTGCCGCCAAGCAAAGCAAGCAGCCCGAGCGCTTTGCAAACGGCAACCAGCCACGGGCACCCGCCAGCTGCCTGCCTGCCATGNCTTGTGCACGCCCGGGTGCCGACGACCACCGCCTGATTCCAAGCCGCGAGGGCAATGTGCTCAAGCCGTACCGCGCGCCCGTGTCCATGGTGGGGGTGGGTGCATGAAGAAAAAAACCAAATACTCCCGCAAGCGCCCACCAGGCTACACGTTCAACAGTGCTCAGTTCCTGAACGTGATCGACCGCTGCCGCACCTACACCGACGAGCCAATCATCGGCGGCATGGTGAAGGAGGGCACCGCCACCGCCGCAAACAAGGCCGAGCTGCGAACCCAGGCCGCAGCCCGTGACCTGATCGACCACAACAAGCCGCTGGACCCCGAGCAGGCCTTTGACGTGCTTTCTCACGCGCTGGGTGTGTCGATCATCCGCGCCATCCAGATCGAGCCAGTGGAGGAGAAGAACCCCGCGCTGCCCATCCTCAAGGCGGGCACCCAGGCCGTCGAGCGCAGCATCGCCCGCTACCAGCGTGATGGCTCCTGGGGCATGGACGCCCCCGGCAAGCTGGATCTGGCCGACGCCATCGACGTGTATGTGCAGATCCTGCGCAGCAGCAGCCCGGCGCAGATGACCAAAGCCACCGACGAACGCACCAGGATCATCCAAGCCATGTACGCCCGCCACAAGCAACAAAAGGAGAACGCATGAATTTCCGGCTCAACCTTGCCGATGCCGTAGACGACCTGGCGCCACCACCGCCCCCATGCTTCCTGAACCGCACGGCGTGGATGGANTACCTCAAGAGCGCCGCCGCGGCACAGAACAGCCGGCACGAGCCCAAAGTGATCCTGATGGCGCAGGACGGCGCCGCCCGGTTCAACTACAAGTTCAACATTTGCGAGGACTGCACCCAAATCAAGAGCGTGGAGATGCTGGCCGCCGGCCGCTGCGACCCTGACTTCCTGAGCAACCAACCT